TGATAGGAAGGTCTTTCATTTGACCTCCTTAATTGAATCCAAAGAAAAAGGATGCACCTGTAGATACGGTACATCCTCTCTTGCGTTCTTTACGGCTTCCCATGCGTCTTCAGCATATTCGCCTATTTCGTGATACTCATTTAGTTGGTCGTGCCAACCAAGTGTGTAGTGGGACATGATAGTTTCAACTCCAGTACATTATTATTTATGCTAACACACTAGGTATAATTACGCATCTATGTCAGGGTCTCCGAACCTCCAATGTTAAGATTTTTGGAAGACAATTCGTACATTTTTTGATGTATTGTTTTCTCTTCCTGTGGCACACCATCATACGGATATGGAAGTTTAACTGAATCGTCAAACCAATCATCATTTGTCACTGGTGGGATTGATCCTAATAACCCTGCTGGCATCTCAGCATACAGATCATATCCGTATACAAATTCTTCTGGTTCTACTCTCTTTACTGCTCTTGGTAAGGTAAGTAATCCCTTAAAAGGGTTGCCTATCTTTCTTATTATATCCATAAACCCTCTTGAGATTTAAAAATATTTAGTTTACTACCCTATATTATAGACAGTTTTTGTTGATTTGGCAACTAAGATATTGAGTATGCTGCTGCTGAACCTAAGACGGCAGCGTTTGCTGCAAAAATTGCTTCGGTTGATTTCTTCTCTACGAACTCAACAGTATTTCCTGGCATTGTAAAGGTTCCAATTGTTGTTGATCCACCAACAGAATCAATTACAGTAACTAGTCTAGCATCATTGCCATTGTTACATAAACGAACTACTGTCGCATTTCCAAATGTAGAGGCGTTTGCAGCGTTTACGCCGCATGCTGCTTGAGCTCCTTTTATGTTAGTAATCATGATTCTCTAGTATCCTCTCTTGTATTTAGAAGTCTCATCTTCTGGGTTGATTGTAATGGTATTCTTACCACTCATAGGTTTGATCTCCTTCACCTTGTCAGGAGACTTCTTATCAGTTTCCCAGATGAACTCTTCACGCCAGTTAGAGATAGACTCGTTTGTAATTTTTTTAATTGCTTCTTGTCTTGCTTTATCTTTTTGCATCTGTGCAAAAGATCTTGCTTTAGTCTGGACACCAGCGTTAGCTAGTCTCTTTCTTATTGCAATAGCATTGATTTCACTTAGTTCCACTTCTTCATTTGTTGGTTTCTTTGGTCTTCCGCCACCCTTTTTAGTGGGTACTGCATCTTTGTCATCATCATATCTTTTCTGGTTAAAGACTTTCTTGCCAGATTTATCAGTATCATAATATTTAGAATTCGCAACACTTCTTCTCTTAGCCTTTACTGTTTTAGTTTTACCAGTGGTTGACCTATCTACACTCGCTGGTGGTAAAAGTTTTTGATTCTGATTTTTCTGATTAGCAGCCTTAACTACTGAACCAGTGTTATTGTCTTTCTTGTTCTTTGCAGTTCTAGCTTGGAATACTCCACTTGCGTCTGGTGTCATCTCAATGGTTTCACCACCATTACCACCTTTATATGTGGAGACGCTATCACCTGTTAATGCTTTTCGGTTTTGAGGTTTCTTGACCCTCTGTATATCTGTTCCCTTGCCGACATTTTCCATGTCTTCTATTTCTTTACCTATTTTAGCACCTCTTTCTCTAGTCCTGTTCAATAAGTCTTGAACATAGTTTCTCTCTTTTTCAGTGGGAGGTTTGTTTGCCTGATAATCTTTATCACCTTTAGGTTCAGATGCTGGATTCTTTTCTGTCTTTCTAATATCCTTGTCTACTTTCTTAGAGTCTGGTTGCTTTACAAAATTTCTCATCGATGCAGAGTCTCTACTGCCTTGTTCAGACTTACCTGTTACATTACTAGTCTGTTTTCTTGGCTTAGGATCTATAGCAGACCTTGGAGCAGTTCTTGCCGCACTTGATGTAATTCTATCTTCTTTTGCTCTAGCTTGCCTGTTTGATATGGCTTGATCGCCCATACCAGTGGTAATATCTCTACCACCTCTTGTTCTTGCAGCTGCTTTTGGTGTTGATGGTGTAAGACCAACTGATTTCTGTGCTTTTCTTTTTATTTTGCCAACAAGTCTATCTGCCAAAGTATTCTTGACATCTCCTTTCTTATCCTTACCAAATAGTTTTTGTCCTTTTCCAGATCCTAATGCACCTTGTATTGCTGCTTTACCTACATTAGACATTTGCCTCATGGCAGTTCCCATTCCACCAGCACCAGTATCTACTCTCTCCTTGTCCTGTTGGAATGATGTTGCACCTTTGATAGCACCAACTGCTGCTCTAGTTACATCCTGACCTCTCTTAGATGATAAGGCCTTCTGAGCTTTTAGTTTGTTCCTATTCATTACTGATTTGATACCAGTAGAAACAACCTTCGGATTGTTTTGAGCTCTCGCTGGTGGTAAAGCTTTTTGTTGTAACTGTATAGGTCTAAGAGGATTTTGATCCTGTCTTTTGCTTACTAAAGCTCCTCCCTTTTGATACTTAGTCGCATTGGGAGTTCCGACTCCAGCAGTTTGTCCCTGTCTAAACTGTTGAGATTTGTTTATTAATGTTTGTTTTGTCTTTTTTCCAATATTCTGTGCAGCACCCATCGTCCTATTGACGGCATTTTGGGCTAGCTGTCCTACTTGTCGGCCGACAAACTCGTCAAGTTGACGGTTTTCGTATTGGAATTTTGAAAAACTTTTCATTACTTAGGAACACAATTAGGAACCATCTTACCGCCTTTTTTCTTCATACCTACTTGTTTGTGGCTATCCCAACATGGATCGCCTTTACCTTCGGTCATAGCTTGATGAGCCTTTAGGATTGAACTTGCATGTTTCTTAACCATGTCCTCAGTTATAGACTCTTCTTTCTTTGGTTCTGGTTTTGAAAATGAAACTGGACTCTTCACATTGAAGTTCTCTTTCACACTTGAAGTATCCTTACCGTCTGCCTTACCGCCTTTTGCTTGTTGTATCTTATTGTGTATAACACCACGGTATTCCTTAGCACCACTCTCTACTTTACCATCACCGTCATAGTCTTTCTTTGCTTTCTTACCTTCTTCTACTGGTTCTACTCTATATCTTGTGTCACCCATCTCTCCGAGTGTGGTGAGATTTGAAGCGACTTGATCCCAGAGTCTATCAGCTAATCTAGCATCTGGATTTCCTATTGGTTCTGGTTTTACCACATCAATTACCTCCGTTGTAGTACCATCTAAGTGTGTGATTGCAACATCCTCTTTTACACCTTTAACTTTTTTAACACCTCTTTTTGCAGCCGTTTCTTTCCCTCTTTCAGCAGAAAAATACTCAGTAGATCCTCCTGGCGATGACATCGGATTATATTTGTTACCTCTCTTATATGGCACATCAATACCACTATCTTTCTTACCAAATTTTCTTTCGTTTCTCGCTTCTGCTCTTTCTTTAGCACCACCAAAAAACGGGCCTGATGGTAATTTTTTATCTACCTTTGCTTCAACCATGTCCATTTCTGGTTCGTAGTGTGCCGCTTGCATACCCATTTGATTTTGTCTATGAGCTTGAGTTGAAGGACCTCCACCTCTCATCATGTTTCCCACTGCACCCATAGCTTTTTGTTTCAATTTGTTTGCTCCAAATTGTAGTAATTTCTTTCCAGCAAACTTAAGAAGAGGCATCGCAAGGGCAGGCAGTGCTTCATCTATTTGTTCTTTCTTATCTTCTTCATGTGGTATTACATTACCATCAGCATCTTTTTGATGATGTTCGTAGATTGAAGCGTAAGCGTCAACTAGTGCTTTGTCGTCAGTCATGATAGTGAAATTTGAAGATAGTCCTTTATCTAAGGTTATTTATCCCTTTCCAACTTTGTAGGGTATCTTTGTATCATTATATTTTACTCCAGGCCCACTAGCAGGGTCATTTGGATTTTTCACTTTCTTCCCATCATAGTAAGAACCAGTAGTAATTGGTTTTATGATAGGGTCATTATTCCATTTCTTATCGCCTTGGCCTGGTGTCATTCTCTGCATGTATTGTCTATACTCGTCTGTACCTACGTCATATGCTTCTGCTAAATCTTTCAACCATGCTTTGAACATAGTATGTTCTGGAGTTTGTACTATCACATGATTGGCACATCTCCTTGTAATTCTACCTCTAACTCCAGTGTTCACGTTCTCTACTAGAGATCCTACCTTGAAACACTGCTCTTTTAAGTATGCTACTCTCAAACCAAAAGGATCCAACTTAGGTGCATGCTGCCATGTCTCTGAAGCAACAGTTCCTCTAAGTTGTTCATCAGTAGCTCCCATAGATTTCTGGATAAGATTGAAGAGATTCTTCTTTTCCATGTTCCCTATGTTAGGAATACCTTTAGCAAATGCTTTGAAGTCATCCTTTGCTACTGCATCTCTCATCTTAGATGCAGACATACCCTCTATTCCATCTGAGTCAGGGTCTCTTGCACCAGCAGATATGACTTGAAGATCCTCAAAATTATACAAGTCACCATTATATTTCTGTGCAAGACTCTGGAACTCAGAGAGTCTATCCTGTCCTACGACTATTGTTACTCCCTTGTATCCTAGATTAGCAGCAGCAACAAGAACATCAAATATAGTTCTTGCATTTGGATCATCCTTGATAGATTCCTCATAGTCAGAGAACATCTTCTTCATATATTCTATCTTCGCACCAGGCTGCAATGGATTTTTCTTCGCATCCACACTACGACTTGGATATATCTTGAAGTCATATCCCAATCTAGATGCTTCTGAAGCAGCTTTGTCTAATAATTTTTGATGTCCCACTGTTGGTGGATTGAATCTACCAAAGACAACTACTACTCCTTCGCTTGACGGAATACCCATAACTTCTGCTGTCTGTTGATCGGTCTCACCAGGCTCAGGTGATTTAGTTGCAGTAGCGGCAGTATCTTCTTTTGGTTTCGGTTTCGGTATAGGGGCAGTAGCAACTGCTTTTGGTTTTGCAGTTGGTTTTTCTGGAGTGGCAACCTTAGTAGACTTAGGATCTTCTTCGGGTGCAGCACTTCTTCCTCCTGTGAATTTTAGTTTTCCGTTTACAGTTTTAGCAACGAAGTTACCTTTCTGATCGTACCACCCGCCATGGCCATCACCCTTCAAGCCTTTCATCTTGGCTTCGGTTGATGCAGCAGTTTTTACAGCTTCTATTATAAATTGACCGAAAGATTTCACAAAAATCAGTACACGATTACAGTTTTATTTATAGGAACTTTACACCAGAGGTAGTGATATACAACGATTTACCAGACCACCCCCCAGCGGCTCTTGTCCTACAAGTGATTGGAACATTTACAGTTTTCTTTTTATACTTGAATGACATCTTAAATGATTGTGACGAACCATCATAGTATCCAGTTAAGTTAGTATACTCTGCTGGATTCGCAATCAACATAGATTTCAACATAGTATCATCAGAAACTGCCTTTATGTTACTAGATCCATTCACTTGTCCTATCAATAATTTATAAGGGCAAGGAGTGAATGATTTACTAGGATCATCATATGTGTAAAAGTAAACTGTTCTCAACAAATATGATAGATTAACTTGAGATGATAGATGATTTTTAAATCCTTCAATTAAATTATTTCTGTATGGGTAGTACATATCTTTCCCATAAAAATCCAATCCATCTTTAATAAATGCTCTAGCAATATTAGCAAAGGCATCCCTAGATCCAGACTCACTATATGGTTCACTCTCAATCTGAATTGTATTCAGAGCTGCTTTTGCATTTTCACCCTTTACAGTTGCAGCTGCAAGGTTCCAAGATCTATCAATGATACTTTTAATTGAAGCCAACTGTCCACCGTCACCCAATTTTCCATAGAAAGCAAATATGTTGGTGTTGAATTTAGGTGTTGCATCTTTACCAGACGCTATCTTGTTTGAATATCCTTGAAGTGACCCATCACCTAATGTTACAACAACGTCTGATGGATTGTTAGGTGATACGTTTCTTGGTTTTGCTTGGGGTGTCCAGTAAACTCCACCGATTCCTTTATCTTTCAAATCTTTTCGTATTGCAATAGCATTGTTTCTTCCAATATTGATATCTCTTTCTGGTGTTTGGTCGGCATCTATCAGGTCAACTACATCTGAAAACGTAACTGGTTTACCAGAACCATACATGACACCTGTTGGTCCTTTGTTGGATGTGACATATTTTTGTAGAGCTTCTGGTGACATCATAGGTTGAACAAGAAAATACACACTCATAAATTCATTCACGTTTGAAGATTGAGTTGCTGGTTTTCTAGATGTCATACCTAGATGTCCAACTGCACTTGATTGTGCCGCCTTTATAAAATACGGAATAGTTTTTTCTTTACTATCAATTGAAAGTTGAAATGTAAATGCAGCTCTACTTGATGTACTGTATATTAACTCTCCCATTCCTTGATCTACACACTTGAAAAATAAATCTTTCTGTGTAAATTTTTGTTCTTTATATTTCTTCGATAGAGCGGTGTGTGATGATGCTATGACAGCAGACTTCATAACATAAAAAGGATTGAATTGTCCTCTTTGTTGGTAGTTTGGAGAAACAGTAGTCATCCTTAGTACTCTTTTTTAGAGTTATTTAGAGATCTCCCTCCTGTCTGTTCTCTGAGTAGAACACATCAAAGCTTCCGCCTGGATATCTTTTCTCTAGTTTCTTTACGTTTGTTGCAACCACATCATCAAAAGATACTTCTAAAGCCATACAAGCATTTGCAACATACCACATGATATCACCAAGTTCTGTAACCAAGTGATGTTTGTTCGCATCATTCCAAGGCTTTCCTTGAAACACCATCTTCTTTACGATCTCTGTAAACTCACCAGCTTCAGCAGACATACCAACTGCAGCGGTAAGAAGTCTCTCTATATTAGCACCCTGTCCATCTAACTCAACCATACGGTCAGCGAGATTAACAAAATCTTTTGAAGCATCAGATGTTACAGCGTCAACAAAGGCCTCGTACCTTTTAAAATCAATAGTCATTAGAATTTCAAACCAGCGAATTTACTTTTAATTTTTTTGGTTTCTTGTTCATTATTATACTCTATCTCCTGTCCACTGTCAACAATATCCTCTTGAGCACTCTGATCTACGTCATATAGTTTCATCTTTGCACGATCAATACCTAGTACAAATCTCTTGTTCATGGTTGGATCGTTGTATCTATTCTTCAACTGTTTAACCATTACTTGATTTACCTCCTCCAGCTCCTCCGTACTAATAAGAGCAAACATGAGATCAGCAGTAGCGGGAAGGCCAAAGGATTCTGACGTATCAGTAAGGTCAACATCACTAGAACTATAACCAGAACGAGTCGTCTGAGTGGCGGAGACGATAGGTACATTAGTTTCCACTGCAAGACCACGGAGCTCTTCAGCAATCGCCTTAATATAGGAATACGAGTTAACATTTGATCCAGCCCTGTAACGTGATGAAGCACATATGTTTAGATAGTCAACGAATATAATATCTGGTTTGAATGATTTCTTCAATGAAAGTTCATTCAATAAACCTTTGAAGTGTCCTGAGTGTGCGGCAGCAGTTGGATATTCTTTGATGATAAGATTACCCTGTGTCTTCTCTGACAGTTTAGTAACTTTATTCTCAAACATCTGACGAGGTATATCCGTCAACTGTTGGACAGGAATATTTAGAAGATTAGCATCAATTCTCTCAGCAATCTTCTCCTCAGCCATCTCAAGCGTGATGTATAATACGTTCTTGCCTTGGAGTAACACACTGCTTGCGACATGACACATAAACAGAGACTTACCAACACCAGTGCCAGCGAGAGCAATATTGAGTGTTTTATTCGGAAGGCCGCCCTTTGTAATTTTGTTGAAAAATTCGAGGTCGAACTCGATTCTGTCCTCCTTCCTGTGGTAGAAGTCATATCTTTCTTCGTAATCTTCTAGGTAATCATGTCCAACATGGTTATCAAATCCTACTGCGAGTGCATCAGATAAGATAGCAGGGATGGCATCAACACCTTTCTTGATATCATGTCCATCTGCAATAGAGATACTCTCGACCAGTGCAAGATAGATTGCTCTTTCTTTACACCACTTCTCTGTAGTATCTATAAGCCAATCTTCTACAACAAACTCTGTTTCGTTTGTTTCTTTTAGATATTGAAGTATCTCCTTGTAGGTATCGTCATTGATATCTTTTCTCTTTTCACATTCAATAGAAAGTATTTCTACTGTCGGGCACTTATCATACTCTACAATAAACTTTGCAGACTCTTCAAATAAAATTTTCTCTGTAGTTTTATCAAAGTAATCTGGCTTTAAAAATGGTAGAACTTTCCTAGTATAATCTTCATTGCGAATCAGGTTCTTGATGATTGTATTTTCAATAGTTTCGATCATTGGTAATGAAGATATGTGCTCATGATATACTTTGGACTTCCACTTCTAACAGGCATACCTCTGTGTGGATACTGCCATGTAGGTGGAAACACTAATACTGTACCAGTTTCTGGCTTAACTGTCAAGTTATGATAAGGAAAAGTTGTTTCCCCACCTTTGAAATCATCATTCAAGTATACAAGAAAAGCAAGATATCTCTTTGCACTTTGATGATCTTGAACATCTACATGTAATCCAAACTCATCATTTGAATTTGGTTCATATTTTTTAATTCTTAGTTCTTCAAAGGCAAACTTATCAGGAAACCAATTTACAAACTCTGGTAAATCTTTTTTATATTCTTTTATAACTTCCACTATCTTGTAACAAAGAAGCTGCATGAACTTGTCTGCCTTACCAGATGAATTTATATTCACCTGAGTGAAGGTAGGCACACCAGCATTTTCGATTCTCTCTTTTACTTGAGAGTTCTCAAATAAATCTATTATTACACGACAAGTCTTTTCGTCAAAACACTCACAGGTTCTGACGAATTTATCCATAGCTAAAGGTCTCCCCTGCAATCTTCTCCAACTTTGCCATAACCTCATCGGTAAAATATTCTTCGGGGGAAGCCAAGATTTTCTTGGCGTAGACTTTTTTACCGTCGATTTCGTATCTGCCTGCGACATTTTTCCAGAGTCCGCCAAGTTCTCCTAGTTCAAGTAATCCATAGTATCTATCTAAACCACGTTCATCGTAGTAGAGTCTGATCTTAACTTCTTTGTTCTCTTTACTTAGACGCGACTTTGCTGTCTTAGCTTTGATAATATTTCCAACGACTTCCGTT